CATACCTGATGAGCTATGCACTGGACGCATGGCTGATGAGCTATGCACTAGACGCATGGCTGCTATGACCTCCCCCGTGGGAAAATGACCCCCTCGTGGGAAAATGAGGGAACCCCCACCGTGGGAAAGTGAGGCCCCCGTGGGAAAATGAGTCAGCCCACCGAGGGAAATTGACTGCTCACCTTATGTCTCCGTCAAATTATTTTGTTGCACGTACAATTTTGTTGTTGACACTGACAAAAGCTCCGACTATTCTTGTTGCATACCAACCGAAAGGAAACCCGATGAACGAAGTTATGAACAAGCTGATGGACCTCAAGCAGGGCATCGTAGATGTCACCTTCATGAAGAAGGATGGCACTCTTACCACTCGAAAGATGACACTGAACTCTAGCATTGTCGCAGCACTCAAGCAGTGGGATGAGCATGAGGCAGAGTTGAACCCTAACCTTATCAAGGCGTGGTCTATCACTGATGATGGGTGGAAGGCATTCAAGCCTCACCTTATCCAAAAATGGACCCCTCTCCACAAAAGTAGCCCCCTATGAAAAAGTAGCCCCCTATACAAAAGTACCCCCGTGGCTATCGAAGATAGCCCACTTAGCGCCGCTTCTATGAAGCAAGCGCCCTATAGAAAGGATAGCCCCATGCGTAAGTACGCCCATGTAGTAATAATTCACTGCTCTGATTATGCAGACATTGCCCGTGCTTTCACCCGAGAAGAAGATGCTGATGCCTTCATCGAGGATTGTAAGCACCAAGAAAGTCTGTACCCCAACGGTAAGTATTATACTTACGAGACCAAACAAATCGAACTTGATGGAAACCCTCTGAACGGATACTAAGATAATGGATGACATTGAATACTGCCTCAAGGAAATCATTGATGATGCAACTGCCATGCTCGATGATTGTAAGTCTAACACTGATCCAAGCTCTGATGCTGCTGCTCGTATCATTGACCAAGCAGATCATCTGTGCGAAGCTGTGGATACCTTTTACAGAAACCGAGGGATGAAGTGAACACCGAAGATAAGATGAACGTATGCCGGAAGTTAGCCCATAGCTTCCGGCGGCATGAGCTAACTGATGACCTGATACAGGAAGGCATGATAGCAATGTTGGAAGCAGAAGAGAGGGAATACGATGGCCTAGCTGGTGACTTCGTTATGCTGGCCAAGAAACGTATGCAAGACTTTATCTCTCTTTGCCAAGGCCCCCTAAGCATACCCCCCTCTTCTGAAACAAGAGAGAACGCTAAAGCCATTAGGAATGGCTCTGAGGGGCCTGTCACAGAGCATATGACCGAGGATACCTACAACAGTCTCAAGACCGCTCTAGGGGCTTCTACGGCCCTCCTAGAGGGTGATGAGGTTGTGTACCAAGGTGAGACAGAAGCATACCTTTGGGTTCAACAGGTTCAAGGCATGATGAAAGATATACTCTCTGAGCGGGACTATGAAATTTTCTTGATGAGGTATGGCTCTGAGGAAGCTACGCTGGTTGAGGTAGGTCTGAAGTACGACATCACCAAACAAAGAGTGTTGCAGATTGACAACAGGATCAAGGAAAAGTTGAAGGAAGCTGTAAAACTGTAGGTAGCCCCCTTTACCTTATGAAAATTTAGGGCTTATTACATACTACAGATTGACTAGAGGATAAGATAATGACTGAAATAGGACACCAACCTTGCCCACACCCTGAGTGTAGTAGTTCTGATGCTTTCTGCTACAACACAGTAAAGATGGTTGGTAAGTGCCACAGTTGTGATAGACCTTACCCTGCTAAGGGTGTTGTCTACACAGAAGAGATAAAGCAAAAGTATCCACTCAAACCACTGGATAACAACATGAACTATGTACCAAAGAACATAAGACCAGCTACTAGCTTACAAGTTGGTAGTGGTAACTTTGTAGCAGATCGTGGTATTAGCCAACAGACTATGGAGTTCTACGGGGTCAAGACTTACTCAGATGCTGATGGTCCTGTAAAGCAGGAGTACATCTACCCTTCTGGTGGTAAGAAGATAAGGTACTATCCAAAGGCATTCAGTGCAGAAGGTTTACGAGCAGATGAACTGTTTGGCATGAACCTGTGGAATGCTGGTTCTGCTCGTTATGTCACTGTGACTGAAGGTGAGGTAGATGCTATGTCTGCCTACCAGATGCTCAAGGGCAACTACACCAATCCTGTTGTCTCACTACCAAGTGCTACCCCCTCTAAGGCTCTGTGGGAGAAGTGTGGCCCTTGGCTGGATAGCTTTGAGAAGATTATCCTGTCTGTTGATAGTGACGAAGCTGGTAATGCCATTGCTGCTAAGATGGCTAACCTCTTCCCCAACAAGGTCTACCGGGTGCCACACGACAAGTACAAGGATGCTAATGAGTTCCTTGAGGCTCGTCAGACACAGGCATTCAAGAATGCTTGGTATGGTGCAAAGAAGTTCGTACCAGAGAACATCCTGAACACCAGTGAGCAATTCCTCAGCCTGTATCGGGATACCCCTGAGCATGAGTATGTACCCACTGGTATCCAAGCTCTTGATGACAAGATCATGGGGCTGATGCAAGGTCACTTCACTGTTATCAAGGCACCTACGGGTGTTGGTAAGACTGAGGTAATGCGCTACCTCGAATACAATCTGTTGCAACAGAAGGTTCCCTTTGCTACTTGGCACCTTGAGGAAACCAAGCTGCGTTCTTTGCTGGGTTTGGTGTCGTATCATATGGGTGGCAACGTCACACGTAGAGACCTGATTGACGAAGAGACAGGCCCCCTAGTGGAAGAGGCTATCATTGAACTTACCAAGGATGAGAACTTCTACCAGTTCTACCTTCCTGATGGTCAAGGTGCTGATGATCTTATCGAGCAAATCCGTTTCTTTCGGGAGGCTTGTGGTTGTCGCTTTATCTTCTTTGAGCCTATCCAAGATGTTGTTGCTGGGCTGACAGAAGACGGTAAGGAACAAATCCTTGCTGACCTGTCTGTGCGTCTGTCCAAGCTGGCAGCAGAGCTTAACGTAGGGATTGTGACCATTGCCCACACCAACGACAATGGTGATCCTAAGTATTGTAAGATGATTGCACAGCGTGCCTCTGTTATCGTCAACCTAAGCCGCAACAAAGAGGCAGAGGAAGAGCAGGAGCGTAATACAACTTTCTTGTCCGTAGAGAAAAATAGACCTTGCGCTGAGGTCGGACATGGTGGTAGGATGTTGTTCGATCCAAAGACATTCATTCTTAAGGAGCTTGCGTGATGAAGACTTGTACTCTTTGCAAGATTGAGAAAGGGTCTGACAAGTTCTCTAAGGACGCACAAACCAAGGACGGACTGAATACATATTGTAGGTAGTGCCGCTCAAGAATAAAAATGTCATGGGAAAAAGATAATCCCCAAAAGGTTCTACTTTTTCACAGTAAAACCCGAGCTAAAAAGAAGGGCCTACCTTTTAATCTTGAGGTTGAAGATATTGTCATCCCCGAAAAATGCCCCATCTTAGGGATTAAACTAAAGAGGGGCAAAGGGATAGGCGGTGCAATTGCGTCTAGCCCATCTCTGGACCGAATAATTCCAGAAAAGGGCTATACAAAAGGGAATGTACAGGTTATATCTCACAGGGCAAACCAAATTAAAAGCGATGCCACAGCAGATGAGCTTATGGCTGTAGCCAAGTATTGCAAGGAGCAGGAAGATGGTAGTATTTGACATAGAGACTGACGGACTATTAGAAGAGGCCACCAAAATCCATGTACTCTCTTGGATGGGCAAGGATGGTGTAGTCCACCATACGCATGACCAGTTCCAGATGGCTGTCTTGCTCACTCAGGCAGAGACCTTGGTAGGTCACAACATCATCCGTTTTGACATCCCCGTGGTGGAAAAGCTGCTCGGTATCAAGGTGGAGGCAAAGCTGGTAGATACACTGGCACTGTCTTGGTATCTGAACCATGACCGCCCACGTCATGGGCTTGAGGGCTACGGAGAAGACTACGGCATTCCTAAGCCGCAGATCAAGGACTGGAACAACCTGACACCAGAGGAGTATGCACACCGATGCAACGAAGACGTGAAGATCAACGCAAGGCTCTACAAAGAATTGTCGGCCCAGTTGGAGTGGCTGTATCCCGACCAGACGGAACGAGACAGTTTCGTTCAATACTTGTCATTCAAGATGGACTGTGCAAGGGAACAGGAAGCTCTCGGATGGAAGCTGGACGTGGCAAAGGCTCAGTCTCACTACGAAGAGCTTCAGCGGCTCAAAGAAGAGAAAATCGAGCAACTCGCAGAAGCTATGCCGAAGAATAAGGTCTACAAAAAGGTGGAAATGCCAAAGCGCATGACCAAGGCTGATGGTAGCCTCACCGTCTATGGTGAGCGCTGGCATGCCCTGCTACGGGCTGGCGGTCATCCCTCCACCACAGTAGGCCCCATCCAAGTGCTGGACAAGGAAGAGCGAGCTAACCCCAACAGCAACGATCAGGTCAAGGCTTGGCTACGGTCTCTTGGCTGGGAGCCAGCTACCTTCAAGTATACTATCAAGCAGGTCTTGGATCAGAAGACTGGTCTTATGGAGAAGGTAGAACACCAGATCGAGCAGGTCAGGGATGGCTCTGAGCTTTGTGAAAGCGTTAAGCTGTTGATCGATAAGCACCCTACAGTGGGAATTTTGGATGGTCTGTCGGTCATCAACCATCGTCTCGGTATCTTCAAGGGCTTCCTTGATTGTCAC